TATCCCAATCGCCAAATTTCTCTTGCCTAAACAGTCTGACATTACGATACCAGATGCTTGTGTCCTTGCCATCAGCCCATAAATAATAAGGCAATACAGGGCTAATAATCCAAGTTTCTTTACCCATTGCTGCTGCTAAATGTGCAACCGAGGTGCAAGAGCTAATGACCTTATCTACGCTTTCAATAACTGACTTGGTATGTAGCCAAGTATCTAGGCAAGGCTTTTGCACATGGTCAGGAATATTATCTATACCCACATCTCGTTGCAAACTGACTAACTCTGCTGGGATGGTAAACAAAGGTGCTGGGTCAAATACTCTATTTTGCTCATGCTCAAACTTTGGGTTGCCTTGCCACCGCAGTCCAATCTTGCCGTTAGGTTTAATTGTCTTGCAAGGGATATAAGGGGCATTGTTGACTGTCAAAAAGCTAAGATAGCCTGACATCCCTAGTACATGGTAATCATGGTAAACACCGCCAGCAGCCCTAGACTCGACTACCGCAGACACACCATCGACTAGCATCATTAAGCCAGCCAACTCAGGCATACAAGCAACCACACAAACACCACCACGGCTAACAATCTCTCTAGCCCATCTTGCAGCGTGTATTTGGTCTCCACGACCACCTTCTAGTGCCAATAAAACAACCTCACCATTTAAAGGTCTGCCATCATACTTTGGCATTGACGAGGGATTAGGATTACCAAAGACTTCCTCGTTGCGACCCCTATCTAATAGCTCAAAACCTTCTTTTAAGTTGCCATGTCTTAGTGCGTACCAGCCACGATTAAAGGCTGCTCGGTCATCGTGTGGTCTTGTTTCTAAAAGAATTCTGCACATTGCTTCGGCAGTCTCAAACTCACCACGAACGGCAGCTTCTACTTGGAAGTCTAGTATGTCTTTCTTCTGCTCTGTTTCGCCCTTCCAGAACTTAGGGGCATTAAATCGGTATTCAAATTCACCCAAGACTTCTTTGGAAGATGTGCCTGTGTTCTTTAGTTCAGGTTTAATGTCGTGTAGTCCAACAATACCCCAAGCGTTTTCATCATCTTCTGCGACTGACTTACCATCTATGTTGTTGAAGTCGTGTGCAAACGGCTGTAGATTCCAAAAGGATTCTATCTTAGTAACAACTGCCTGTGGGTCTGACATTAACTCATCGTATTCAACAAATAGAATGTTATCAGGATGCTCTTTATAACCTTCATTTAAGGCAGCGTAAGAGTGTTTAAGGTGTCCTATTAGGTGTCCATTACAAAACTCAGCAAGGTTTTCAGGTTTAGCAATTTTGGCAAAAGATGCTGCACAAGTAGCCACATCCCTAACAGTTGCTACAATTCTTACAGGCGATTTAAGAACCTCACCCATTGTCTTTTGAATCTGCGGTGCTACCCAGCCCCTAGACTTGTCAACAGTAATCTTGCCGTCATCCCGCACAGGAATTAGTTTCCTGAGTGTTTCGTAAAGATGTTCTTTGGTCTGCCTTTGACCTTTGGTTGATGGGTTGTTTTCCCATGTTTGAACCACAGAGCCAAATATATCAATAAGTCCTGAAGTCGGAGTTACATGGATGTCATTTCTTTGATTTAGCAACGCAGCTAAAACAGTAGAGCCAGAGCGGGGAAGTCCTGATAGAAAGTACATTATGGATTTCTTAAAGCAATACTGGAAAATCTTTCACCACAGACATCTACCCATTTTGTTAAAGCACCAACTTGAGTTGGAGAAGAACGATTGATAGTAGATCCTATTCCTAATATACCAAAATTACCATTACCCCAAGTAAATAATGTACCAGCAGTTGTTGATGCCATAGCACCAACATAATTAGCACTAAGTTTAGACCAATTACTATTGCCACCAATTTGTGTTGGTGATGAAACTTGCAATGTATCTCCTGTGCCTAATTGACCGCTACCATTATATCCACCCAAAACCCACAATGTTCCATTAGTTTTAATTGCATGAGAAAAAATAGCACCTGCCGCTGGTATAGACCAACCAGTTAAAGCGCCAACTTGGATTGGTGATGAACAAGATGCACCGCTACTTTGACCTAGTTGATAATTACTTCCAGCACCCCAAGACCAAAGAGTTCCGTCTGTTTTAACTGCAACACAAAAATTCGTACCAGCTGCAACCCTTGCCCAATTAGTCAAAGAGCCTACTTGAACTGGTGAAGAATAATTAGTAGTATTTCCTAAACCTAATTTTCCGTTTGTACCCTGACCCCAAGTCCATAACGTGCCGTCTGTTTTAACTGCAGCACAAAAACCTCCACCAAATACTCCAAATGACCAATTTGTTAAAGCGCCAACTTGGACTGGTGATGACCTATTAACAGTATCTCCTAAACCTAATTGACCATTTTGATTTCTACCCCAAGTAAATAATTTACCGTCTGTGTTAACTCCACAAGAAGATGCAGTATAAGCACCGCCACCAATTGTGTTCCAAGTGCCACTAACTTGAACTGGAGAAGAACGAGAATCTGTATTTCCTAAACCTAATTGTCCATTACTGTTAGAACCCCAAACAAAGAGACTTCTATTACTTGTAATAGCCATAGTCTGTTCATTTGTTTGAGTAGGCAATATTGACCAAGTTTCTAATGCCCCAACTTGCACAGGAGATGAAGTATAGTCTGTATTATTTTGACCTAATTGACCAAGTTGATTGCGACCCCAAGCCCATAATTGTCTTAATGGAGCAGCCGTTACTGTAGCTGTATTAGCAGAATTAGCAGATGCTGAACCAACACCATTGATAGCTGTTACTACACAACGGAGCGTAGAGCCAACATCGGCAGAAACAACTAAGTAAGTTCTAGATGTTGCACCACCAATATTGCTAGTGCCTCGTTGCCATTGGAAGGTAAAACTATATGGGTCATTGTTCCATGTACCTGTAGAAGAGGTTAATATTTGACCCTCTTGTGCCGTTCCTGTAACGACTGGGACTGAGACATTAGATGGAGCAGATGTTGCTGCTTGTTTTGTACACAACATTGTAGTTCGTGATACTGTTGGGTTTTTCCAATTAGTTCCAGCAATTTGTTTTGGAGATGAATAATTGATTGTGTTGCCTAAACCTAATTGACCAGAGTCATTTCTACCCCAAGTAAACAAAGTTCCATCAGTTTTAACGCCTACTGATACATTCCATCCAGCTTTTACATAAGCCCAATCAACTCCAGCAATTTGTTTTGGTGAAGAATAAGTAGTTGTATTTCCTAAACCTAACTGCCCAAAACCATTATATCCCCACATCCATAAAGTTCCATCTGTTTTAACACAAGCACTAGAAAAATTACCACCTGAAGGTTTTGACCAATTTGTTAAAGCACCGACTTGAACTGGAGAAGAATAATAAGTTGTATTACCTTTACCTAATGCACCTAAAAGACCCCTTCCCCATGTCCAAAGCGTTCCATCTGTCTTTGTACATAAAGATTGACCCCTTCCCATTGCTGGGTTAGACCAAGTTGTTAATGCTCCAACTTGTGTAGGGGATGACCTATCAGTTATATCACCTAATCCTAGTTGACCATAAGCATTAGCTCCCCATGCCCATAGTGTTCCGTCAGTTTTAGTACACAGTAAACTAGCTACAAATGAACTTCTAGTTAGTTTTGACCAATTAGCTAATGAGCCAACTTGTTTAGGAGAAGAATAGCTTGTAGTGTTTCCTAAACCTAATTGACCGCTAGAATTATAGCCCCATGTCCAAAGAGTTCCATCGGTTTTAACACAAGCACCACTATAGCTTTGAATAGCTGATGGTCTACCCCAAGTAGTTAAAGCACCAACTTGAACTGGTGAAGAACGGCTAATATCATTCCCTGTACCTAAACCACCATTACTGCCATTTCCCCATGCCCACAATGTGCCGTCAGTTTTATTACAAAGAACCGCATGGTTAGTAACACCGTTAATAGCTGGGTAACCCCAATCAAATAAAGTTCCTATTTGTTTTGGTGAGGAATAAGTAGTTGTATTACCTAAACCTAATTGACCAAAACTATTATTGCCCCAAGACCAAAGACCTGTACCTGAAGCACCAGCACTTCTAGCAAATAAGAAATTACGAGAACCGAACATTATCGAATCCCTTATGAAAGGTTTTGAATAGCAGAACCATACCAAGTAGACCCAACCGCTATAAAGCTGATGAGGTCTACTGCCGATGCTGTGGCTGTAATTGTAGGAGCAGTACCGCCAGCAAATTGAACACCTGTAAAGGTTGCCGTGGTCATCCCTGTAGCTGCTTGGGTAAGTCTTAAAATAAACGATGTACCAGCTGTAGCTGTTGGCATCGTAAAGGTGCAAGGTGTTGATGCAGTCAATGTAGCGGTCTGGACTGTGCCTGTAGTAATAACAAATGTATGCGCTGCACCAACTGTACCGATAGCTACGACTGTTTCTGTATATCCTGTAAAGGTAGAAGTAATGAGGGTTGGTGATGTACTTAACACTACCGCTACAGAACCTGTAGAGGAAGTAACGCCTGTGCCTCCAGAAGCTACTGGTAGAGCTGAACCAAGAGTCAAAGAACTTAAATGAGTGATTGCATCTACTACGTTTGTACCGTTATTAAAGACAAACATTGACTTACCAGCAGGGACTGCAATACCTGTACCAGACGTATTCTTGACTGTAACGGCATCTGCTAAACCGTTGTTAATAAGGTATAACTTCTCAATTTGACAGCCTGAACCAAGGATTAACTGTCTTGCCCCGCCAGAAGTACCTGTAAGGTTTAGTCGTAGGTTACGGGCTGTTTGAGCCGCATTGCTATCCGTAAGAGTAACTGTAACGTCCGCACTAGAAAAGGCGACATCCGCAGATCCTGTGATTGCTTCGCTAATTGCAACGGAGAAGTTATTGTTGGTCGTGGTTCCCCATGTACCTGTCTGGTCACCTGTACCAATCAGCTCTATTTTAAGATCACTATATGTCGATGCCATAATTTGTCCTTACCTAAATAATATCCGTTTTATGCTGCTATTTCAATCCAGTTCGGGGTTTGGCTAGTATCAATTTCTAACCAGAAAGATACCGTTCCAACCTGCCCTACTGACTGTACACCTGTAACACTAACATTTGCGGTTGTTATAAAACTTATAGTTCCTATAAACCCTGTAGCACTTAATCCTGTCAACATAACTGGAACATTTACCGCTACTGAACCTACAAATCCTGTACCAGAAACTCCTGTAACACTAACATTTGCAGTTGTATTTACAGTAACCGAGCCTACATCCCCAGTGCTTGAAATACCACTAGCAGAGACATTTACATCAGTGTAATCTTGTCCCCAAGGTCCTCCACTCCACGCACCGCTTCCCCAGCCTGAATATGTAGGCACTTAATCACGCTATGCGAATAATTGCGTTGGTTGAATCAGCCGTTGGAAAAACAATCGTAAACGTACCAGCAGATGAGGTTTTAGCACCACCAAAGTCTAGAATACATACCGCAGGGTCGCCAGCTGCTGTGTCGTTATAAATCATTGCACCAAATGCTGTAATGGTTGCAGATGTAAACGACAAGTCAGCAAAGTCGGTAAACGCTGTAGTTCCTGAAGATGTTGGTGTAACGTTAGTCAGCGTACCGCCACCAGCTGTATATGTACCAGATGCCGCTACTTCGTTGGTTGCTGTATAAGCTGTAGTTGCGGCTGTAAATGACGCTGAGTTGTCATACATTGCCAGTTTAAACGTGTTACCAGTACCATTTGTAAAGTTGTGCGTTGCTGTCATTAGCTGTACTTTGAAACTGGTACACATGAAGTTACCTGTGAAAGCCATGATTTACTCCTCTAAAAGTTTAATTAATTCAGGATGACCAGCTTCTCGTAGCTTATAGGCTAGTGTTACACGATCAAATTTTACAGCTTCATTCATGTAAAAGACTAGAACTTCCCGAATATGATTACGAAAAGCAGTTGCCTGCTCCCGAACCAAGGGATGCGACTGATCTCCCACCTGAATGATTTTGTCTAACGCCCGTTCAGCAACTTCCTCTGGAGTAAAGCCACCGTGGTCTTTTGTAAATACTTGAATCCCGCTAGACTCGCCTAGCCCTTGTACGCTAATCATCTGACTGGATACCTTACTTGTCCACTTCTGTAGGCATCTTGACGGTTCTTACCATCGCCTAATTGTTTAAGTTCTGCCATTGCATCGTCATAACGGGACTTATATACCGTCATGGTATCAGCGTCTGACTTCATAAATAAAGCTGCTTCTAATAAAGACCCATATAGGAGCGCAGAGTCAAAGTTTGTTCCAAGCCAAGTCGTTCCTGCCGTCACAATAGATGTTGGGTAGTAGAAATAATGCAGTTCTGTAGCATAGTTAGCGTCTGGGGTAGGTCCAAGAATAAAGGTGTTATCGTCAAAAACAGCGTAATACTCTGGTTTGGCGTAGAAGGCTGCATCCGTATCTGGGTAGGATTCACGGATAAAGTTAACGTCTTTATTCAATAGATAGCTAGTTTCATTCGCCGCATTAATCACCGCAAGGCTAAAAGTCGACAACCAGTCTGGAGGAGTTGCTAAGAACCGATTACCGCTTGTCATGCTACCTGTAACGTTCTTACGGATAGCAGGTAACTGCACCATGTTATAGATGCGTTGCTCCGCCAACTGTACAAAACGAGCAATCTGTTCAGCAGACGTAAAGGATCCTACAGTCGCTGGGAAGTCGTTTTCTGCGAACCCCTTAATGGCTGTAGTTAACTGCGTGTAGTTCATCCCATCTTCCCGCTAGTCATACGACCTTTAGTCGCCGCACCAGCACCACGCATCTCCATCTTGCCGTAACGATTCTCAGGAGGGTAATTACCCTTACTGATACCAGCAACAGAAATGTTTATTTGCTCTATACATTGAGCGCCAGTTTTTGCTTTGTCATAGGTATTGATGTTAGTAGCTTTACCCTTCATATCATGCGGTGCAGCATAGACTGAAGCATCTCCTACTTCCTTACCCATTACTTTTTTAGAGAACTTTGGCATTATCGACCCCTTCCAGATTTTTTCTGATTTGCTACTCTAGCAAGATTACGACCCATTTTTTTCATGTCCATAGAAGTTACACCGCCTTTTTTAAGTTTGGATTTCATACCAAGAACGGTAGGACCTGAATCACCTAAATTTTTACCTTCAGTCTTGCCTTTTTTAGCAACCCCATCTGCATCTTTTTTGTATCCCATAATTTACTCCTAAGTTATTATCGTTACACTACCTACCTGACATTGTGGCGCTAGATTGTTTGGCGTTAAGCCGTTGTCTCTAGCACCGCCAACAGGGTTCCACCCCCATTGAATAATTCTACTACCTCCCGATATACTTCCGGTTGAATCTAAGCCTGAATTTTTATAACTTACATCGGGTCTTGGATCTCGTAAGGCTTGTGGATCGTTGACTGGATACATCCCTAATGACAACTGTGGCTGATCTGGTTCCCAACACTCAGGACAAACTTTAATATCTTTTAAGGTCTGTTTGATAATAAGTTTTCTTAGATCCTTTAATTTAAAACGTTGACCACAGCGATCACATTCCGCAATGGCGTGTTTTCCAGAAGCAAACTGATTACCCACGATTAAGCTCCGTAAAACGTATTTCTAGGCACAAATCGAGACGGTGCTTTTTCTCTATCTTCCGTAGATGCCATTTGCCACTGTTCTTCATATTCCTGTTTTAAAAACTGTAATCTAGCTTGTCCGTCAGGCAGTTTTTGAGCCATGTAAAAGGCAAGCCCTGAAACTAAACAAGGCAGTAATCTAAAAGGAATGTCCTGCTCAAAAGTGCCGTTTGTACCAGCGTCTTGGACTCTACGCAATCTCCAATAAACAAAGGTATACGGAGCACCACCAGCATCTGGGGTGGGCCAGATATTAATACAGGGTAGGTTCTGTACTGTAATAGCAGCACCTGTTGTATGGGAAGCTGCAGTAGTACCGTTCTGTCCACGATTGCAATTGGTTAGTACATTTCCAACTACGTTGGTATAACTAATTGTCTCATTGTCAATTTTAATAAAGCCTGTATTGGTTAAATAACTAGAATTGCTGACTGTAATTGAGGTAGTCGTTGCGTTAATCGTACCGTTTAGAGTTGCTGCTGAGGTATTACTCATTCCTGACTGGCGGTTAATCCAGACCTGAATTGGTCGTCCTGTAGCTAGTTTATTAGGGATTGTGGCAAAGGTTGGCTCTGATATACGGGTAATGGAGATGTCAATCTGGGTGGATGCGTCTCCATTGTTCTGGCGAATCTGATGGTCTAAGAGGTCAATCGTGTCCACTGCAAGAGGATAAATGCCCTGTCCCGTAACCAAGTTAATCTGACCCTGCTCAACTGTCCACAGATTAATGCCTCGATTAGCCCACTCAATTGTCAAAAGATTGAGAGAACGGCGGGCAGTCCGCATATCGTAACCTGTACGTAATTCCGTACCACAACGCTCAAAAGCCTCTTCAATGAGGTTATTGAGGTCTAGGTTAAACGCAGTGGTGCCTGATGTAGCCATTACTTTTCTTCTAGCTCAACTTCTGGCTCAACTTCTGGCTCAGCCTCTTCGTCAAATTGCTCATGCGATTCTTCAGCCATAAAAGCAGCAACGGCAGCTGCTGGAGGCTCTACAACATCCACTTGAGTTTGCTCAATGTACTGAGTATTTAACTCCTCAACAAAAGAAGCATTTGGACTGCTAGCATTAAGCACTGCCATCATCGCTTCTGCTGCCTTGTCTTCCAATTTAAAATTAATCATTTTTACACCTTTCTATATGGTTTTACTTTTGCTTTTACCT